GGAGAGTCTATTGTTCCTAATTCTATATTTTTGTCTTCTACTGTTAGTGTAGTAGAATTGATAGTATCTATCGAACCGTCTACTAAGAGGTCACCTCTAATCCATATTGTTCCATTTTTAGATTTTAGTTCACCGGGTGATGTACCATTATCTAAAATTAATGTCTCGCCTTTTAGGAGTAATTTATCACCAAACTTAATTTGTTGTGCCATTATATTTTTCCAAGTTACTAAGAGTAGTATCTATTATTTATCAATAGTATTTATCGTTAATCTCTCATATATCGTATTAACAGTTAATATAGCAGGCAATAAAAAACCCACCATATAGGTGGGTTTTTATATTCAGTCTGTGTAAATTTTTTACACGAATGAAAGGTTTGCCATTGCAATCTTTGAAACGTAGTCAGCCGCATTACCAAGTGATGATGCAGTGTTGTTCAATTCAACATACCCGTAACGAGTCATGAATGAAACTACTGGTTCGAAAGAACTTGGATCAACCACAACGCCTGATGACATTAATGGAACGTATGGGCAATAGAACGCTGCCGCGTCAATTTCGCCTGAACCTTTATAGCCAAGTAGAACTGGTGTTGAGTCTGAAGCATATGTATTTACATAGATACGCATAGTACCGTTTAGAGTACCAACAAACTTAGTGTTTGTAGGTGCTTCGAAAGTACCTTCAGTAGTACGAGCAAATGCTGATGTAGTTGCTGACTGTAGCACTGTAAGTGCCGCAGGTGAAACAACTGCCCAGTTTGCCGCGCCTCTACGAGTACGTTGAGCGATTAAGTTCGCTTCACGATTCATCATAGTTGCAAGTACCGCATGTCTGTCACCAACGAAAGTTGGAGTACCAGTAAATGTAGCATTCATATCATAAGATGCTGAACCTGTAGCAAGAGCGCCTAGTGAACCTAGAACTTCTTGGTCGATTTCAGCAGTTATTTCCATAGCAAGTGCTGCCATGATTTCTGCTTCAACATCTAGTCCGTGCATTGAATTAGCATCTTGTGCCGCTTCAAAAGTCCAACGAGCAGATAGTTTACGAGTTTTCGCTTCAACTGTTTGCTTTAGAACTTGGATTGACATTCTGTTACCTGCTTCACCTTCATGGCTAGCAGTTGCACCAGCGCCGCCGCCAGTTTTACCAGAATATGCTTCAGCAATATCAAAAGGTGATAATGCTTCTGCACCTGCAGTTGCGCCGTTAGCCGTATCAGCATAACGTACACGCAATGTGTGAATTTGTCCAACTGGACCAGTCATTGGTTGAACACCAATGATTTCGTTTGCAATTACAGTAGGCATAACACGTCTAATGATTGGTAAAATAACTTTGTTTAATGTCGCAATATTACCAGCCTGTGATGCACCTGCTGTAGCACTTTCTGTAAGTGCTTGTTTTGTGTTTTCTAAAACTGAAGACATTACGTCACGTTTGTTGCCTTCTAGACCGTCTAGAAGAGTTTCACGTGTAGTGTCCCAATTTTTTCCTTCAAAAAGATTTTCCATCTTTTTCTCCTTTATCTTCATAAATTATTTAAGTCCAGCCAATTTCTTTAACTGGATTATATTGGCATCGCTACTTTCTGACTTTTCTGGAGAACTAATTATCTGTTCTTCTCTGTCGCCAGTGTGTTCCGTTACTTTGCCTTCATTTAACGATTGTGTTGCCTCTGTTGAGACCATCTCATTCAAAACTGCAGGTAAATATTTCTTAAATGCAGATTTTAAATTCGTTGTTTTTACTGTTTCAAGTAAGTCTACCATCACCGTACGCTTTTCTTTGCCAAGTGGTGCTAAAAGACCTTCCATGACCTTTTGTCGGTCCATTCTGTCTTCTAATACTCTCTGTGCAGTTTCGGCGCTTGTAATGGCTTCATCTTTTGCAGTAATTGTTTCTTCTAACTTCGCAATTTCTGTAGCAGATTTTTCTAATTTCTTAGTAATCTTCGCAACTTCAGTTCCTTCACTCAATTGTGAAGTCATAAATTCGCCTGCGAATGTGTCAAAAATCTTACGGCCAAACTCGTTTTCTTTAGCCGATTGGATGTCCTCTTTAAGAACAGCCAGTTCAGAACGTAAAGCCTTTTCAATAGTCTTTTCGACTAATTCTGCTGAACGTTTAACAAATGAATTCTTAGTTTTATTAAGAATTTCTTTGCCTTCTGCTACCAAGCGTACTTTAGTTTTAACTAATTCTTGCTTGTCGTCATGAAACTCTGCTAGTTCACGTGAAAGTTGTTTAATAACGAATTCTTTAGTTCTATCTAAATGTTCGTTAACTTTCGTGCGATCCGCTCTAAGTTCCTTAACTTCTGATGCTAATTGAGAAGTAATGAATCTTTCAAGAAGTTTTGCATGTTCAGAAATTGCTTTCTTATATGCAACACGTTCTGCGATTAGTTGTTCGCGGTCTTCTTTAAACTCTTTCATTTCAGTTTTGATTGCAGTATTAAGCATGTTATCCATTGCTTCTACAATTACTGATTTGTCGTGTTCAAACTTCTGTGCGAACTCCTCACGCAACTCGGCTGTTATCTCCTCTCTTGCTTCATTTATTTGTGCTTCCCAAGCCTCTGATATTTGTTGTGAAACATCTTCACTTAAAACATCTGACTCAAGTAGCCCAGCAAGGATTTCATTTTTTGCCATTGTTGGTTCTCCTTCTTCTATTAAAGTTTAAGTTCTCTTATGAACTTAACTATTTCTTTTGACAAATATTTTTGTGCGTATTTGTCGTTTTGAACATTTTGTGCAAGTTTCCACGTATCGTAGCCACCTTGCATGTTCATTAATCCTTCATATATTGCTTTTGGATATGCTTCCGGGGCACTTGGCTGTGCCACAATATCAACTGTAATAATCTCATAATTACTCACTTTACCAGCGTGGTCAACTTCACCAGAACCACGAGATGAGACACCTAAAGTGGCACCTGATTCGATTAGTGTTCTGATAATGTTACCCATTGGCGTAGGAACAATTTTGAGTTTACCAAAGCCATTCGGACCATCCATCCACATGTTTTCAATTATATGTGAAACACGGTCAACGTTTACTGTCAATTCAGGTGGGTGGTCGCACTCGCCTAGAACTGGAAATCCTTCCTTGATTTTCGCTTGGACTGATTCCACGGCTCTTTTGATTTCGCTCACCGGGTATACTCGTTCATTAGCATTCTTAACGTCACCTTGGACGAAAATGCCTTCCATGAACATACTCTTATTACCATCATCGCTTTCAACGATTCGTGATTTTACATTTGCTTGATTATGTGATAATCTCTCAATAAGAATGGTCATTGATTTCTCCAAATAGAATATTTACTTAGGCTTTGCTAGGTGCTGGTGCTTTTTTATTACCAACTGTGTTTACATTGCCTGTTTTCATATCTTCTGCTTTTGCTGAACCGCCAGATGTATTACCATCGTTTTGTCCAACTGGTCCCGCATCACTTTCGTCAGCGCCACCGTCTTTTGCTACTGGTGAATCTTTTTCACCATCAGCGCCAGGCTTAGCAGAAACTGGAATACTATATTCTTCCAATTTTTCTTCTTCTTCTTCGTCTAAATCTTCAGATGAGGCTTCTTCTACTGCTTCTTCATCAGTTGTATCTGCTTTTTCAAATACTTCATCAACTGCTTCTTCCATTTCTGGCTCTTCGATATCTAAATCCATTTCGCCGTCCATATCCATAGCAATTTCTTCGCCTTCATCTTCTGCATCATCTACTTCACCAGACATAATTTTTTCAAATTCTGCTTCTAGGTCAGATAATGCTGATTCTAAATCTTCAACTCTGTCTTCAATTTCTTCTGCAGGTGCTTCTTCATCACTCATTTCTAAGTCATCAATAGCCTCTTCGTCAGAAACGTCTTCTTCGTCATCAAAGATTTCTTCATTTTCAATCTCGTCAGAATCTTCTTCGATATCATCGTTTAAAGATTCGACTTCTTCTGTTTCATCTGTTTCATCAATTTCCTCAAGTTCTTCTTCTACAACA